GGCTTGTTTTTTCTAATAAAAAAACATTTTCAAAATTATTTTCGGATTTTGATTTGGAATCAAGAATTTTTTTTCTTTCTTGTTTTCTTTGAGTGTTGCGTTTGTTTTTTAGTTGTGCGCCGCGCCTTGCGTTGCAGGGTTTGCAGGCGCTAACTAAATTGTCAGGTGTGTTTTCTCCCCCGTCCGCGAAGGCAATGAGATGGTCGGCTTCTGTTGCTTCTGCTCCACACCAATGGCATTGGGGGTGTTCTGTTAATAGTCTGCGGCGGTTGATTGCATATTCTTTGTCATTGGTTGTGTGTTGGCGTGGCATCTCACGCGCCTTCGGCTTGTGCTACCGCGCCCCTAGGGGGGCTTGCTGGCAGGGTGGGGGGGTAGTTGTTGGTCGGGTTCATCTTGGTTGCTTTCGGTTTGTTTGTGGTATGTGATCTAAACAGTAATGCAACGCAGTGTTGTGATTACCCACCCACTGGCTTGCCCTACCCAGTACCCAATTACTTTCAATGATGACTGTTTACACCTCGCCTCAACGCTTTGCCCATCGCCTTTCGTGTAGCAGGTTTTGGGCGCGCCGATCAAACCTTGTTCCCAAGGATTAGCCCCACACCTTGCGACAGGTGAACAACCGTGCTACTAGCCAATTGTGATTAATAACTAAATCTGATGATTCGTGAGCAGGTAAAGCGCATACTCCATGTCATTTGGTTTCAACACTGTGTTGTATATGCCAGCGTTTTCAAATCCCATCAACCAACGCTTTTGACCTGGGGTTAGTTTGCCTTTATCTGATTTCAGTTCTGCAATATACAGTTTTCCGCTAACAGGATGCAACAGTACCAAGTCAGGAAATCCGACATCACCTTGAATGTGTGTTCCCCAACGGCCACGACTGTTTTGTGCTGGAAGATCGTGGTGGATCAGCCAGCCATAGCGTTTGGCAACGGCAACAATGATGTCTTTAAATTCTGATTCGGTCATTTCAATGCTTCAATCACAGCGCTGGCTTCATGTGATTTCAATAGTTCAAGCACAACATCATCGCGTTTTACTGTGCGTTGTATCAATTGCAACAAACCCAAATCATCTAAGTTGGCATCTTTGCCTAACTTCTTTATGTAACCAACTTGCTTTAATGTGGCAAATGCGCCAGGGGGTGTGTGCATTTGATTGTTGACAGGTTGGCCGCCTTGTCGTTCCACCTTTTGCATTTCCTCGCGTGATGGTCGCGCGCCTTGTTTTGCAAAGTTCATATTGGCTAGACATCTTCCGATTGATGAACTTTCTGCATTTTCCACAAATGATGTGGCATTTACGCCGCGGTCACTGTGGATTTCGTGTGCGTAGCCTGTGGCGGTTGGTTGCGCGTCATCGCGATGTTTCCAAATGACTGTGCGAACAATGCAAGATTCGCCGTCATAGTTCATTAGCACGGTTTCAATGCGGCCGTCAGCGTATAATTCCCAAAACTTTTGCAGTCGGCTTTCTACTGTTTCGTAGTTGCTTAAATCAAATGCCATCAGCAAGCCACCCAAACAATGGCGTTTCTGTTGTAACGGGTCTTGCGGCGGATTCCACTATCAACAATCCAACCATCTTTATGCAGGCCGTTAATGCGCGCTGACACTGACTGTGCAGGCAGTTGCAACAGCACGGAAAGTTCGTCACCTGTCATACCTTTTGCATCAGATTTCGCGGCCCATTTAATCCAAAAATGGATAAGTTCGCGTTGTTTGCCTGAATGTTCTTTGGCTTTTTGACCTGCTTCGCGTGATGTGTCAGGCGCGTTGTTGGCGATTGCCACGGTTGGTGTGTCTAGTGCTGGCCGTGTTCTTTGTCCAGCCAATCCAAGTGTGGTGGTGAACATTTCAAGTTGATCGTTCATGTCGGTTTCCTTTAGTCGGGTTTATTGGTTTGACTTTAGCACAGGCTTTTAAGCCAGGGTGACACCACAAGATTTTTGTTGGATTCTTGGCATGGGGTGTGCCTTTCATTATTAAATCGCATTTTTTACAGCGTAGAAATAACATTAATCGCCGCCCTAAGACAACTGGCATTGAATCTGTTTTGCTCACCACCAATGGTCATGTGCGCTTCATACATGATTTCAAGTTCATCTAACAAAATGTGATGTGTTGGGATTGGTTTTTCAATGTGGTTGGGCCTACAAATTTCATCTATCAAATTGAACACAGCCATTTGGTGGTTGCTTTGTGTTCTAATCATGGCGCGTGTTTCTTCTGACAGTTCGCCTTGGTTCCATGCCACACCATCGCTCATTTTCCACCCCAGGGATTCCATCGTGAATTTTTCCAAATTAGTAATGCCGCTTGAAGATTAGTGTTGGGGTCTAACAAAGATTGGCAGTCGGTCAGCAATCCGCTTTTTTGTAGAAACGAATTTTGACCCGAACACCAGAACGAGTTGATTTGCATAAGTCCGAAAGAGCCTTCACCTGGATCATTGGGGTTGTGGGCCTTTGGAATGCATCGTGATTCGCGGAACATCACTTTTTGGATTGTGGCACGCTGTTTGATTGGCCAGCCTTCGTTGATTGCCAGCCCTGACAATTGTTCACAAGCATCAGCGAACGGGTCAATGTAGACGATCGTTGAAGTGGTGGTGGTTGTAGGCAGGATCAGATAGGGGGTCACATCAATGGTGCTGTACGGCGGCCCACTGGAAGGCTCTGATTGGGCATTGTGAGCCCCTAGGAGAGCCGCAAAGCCTAAAAGGGCAGTAACTATACCTGCAATGATTTTGGGGGCGATAATCGCCATAATTAACTTCCTTTCGTCGGGTGCTTCCACCCTAGGCAAGTTGATTGTTTAAAGCAAGGCTTTCGCTTTTTTCCATGCTGTGACTGCATCAGGGACGCGATCACCAAAAAAATAGTTGATGTGCCATTTCTCTGAATCAAGTTCCCAGGTGAACCCGTATTCCAAAGCGTGTGCGGCCATGAAGTCAAATCGTTCGCCTGATGCGGTGTGAACATCAACAGAAATTCCCCAATTGTGATTGCTTTTCCCTGGTTGTGCAATTGGCGCTTTGCCTGGCTTTAAATAAAAGTTTTTGCCTTGATAAATGCGCGGTTTCACACCTTCAATCGGTTCGGTTGTCATGCGATCATTCCATGCAATGGTTTGCGTAGCGATTGATCGGTAACAATCGTTTGCGCTGCTTGGTTTAAATGTTGCAATGCCTTCTTGGTGTGCGCGTTCTTTAAATGCTTGCCACGCATCAGCGGCACAAAACAAAAGTTTTCCGTAGGGCTTTACTTCTTTTAACATGTTCGCTGGAAGTTCGCCAGGTTTGCAATGCGCTAAAACTGTTGGCAACACAACTTTGTGTTTATGCGGAACAACTAAAATTTTTGGTTTTGGGCTACCTGGATTTACGCTCACAATGTTGGTGGGTCTTTGGGTCGGTCTTTTAGGCCGTTGCCAGCAAGTAACCCAATTAAGCCGCCTGCGAGTGTCATCAACATTGGTGACAAAACGCCCCATGCTTCTGCATCATTGGGGCTCTGCTCTGTAGGTTGCACGACAAATAAAAGTCCAAAAATAAGTGATGCGATTGCCATGACGAACGATGCCGTGAGTCCGATTCCTACAATCAGAATTAGTCGGGCTTTAATTTGTTCGTTGCTTAGCCGTTTGTCAGGGTTCATGCGCATCGCCTTTCAAATGATCCGTTGGCTTTTGTGGTGTTGCAGTTTTCGCGGTTACGGTCAGCACAAGCGGTTAAGACAAGTGCTAGAACGATGCTAGCCAAGTAGTAGCGCGGCTTCATCGGCTGTAATTCCTAGCCTGTCAAGAACGGCTTGTTTTGCTGTGGCTTTGTCAATTTGCATTTTATTAACAGCGTCATAAACAAGTTTTAGTTCTGCGTCTGTCAAATAAACTCTGTTTTCGTCTGTGCCAGTCCAGATAATGCCATCTAATTCTACTGAAGGTTCTTTGTAACCTAATTTTTGTGCGGCTTGTGCAATGGCTATTAAGTTCATAGTGGAAATACCGTGATCCTTCTATTTTTTGCATACAAATTGCCAACATTATCAACTTTATATTGTTGTGAAAATGTATTTGAACCCGCTGTTAAAGTTGTAAAAACATAAAAAACGGCAACTGTGCAACCTGCATTGGCAACCGTATCGGACTGTTTTATAGAACCGTTGTAGTTGTCTGATGCTGCAATAGTTGTTGCACCAGAAACCGCAACAGACATCATTGCCTCTTTGTCTGTTGCGTCACTTTTTAATGTTGCAGTGGCAACAACTAATGCGCTTGTTCCCGTAGTTGCAGTTACCGCGACCGCTGTTGTTAATGCAACATAAGAAGCACTACTGGTCAATTGTTGAGTTGATACAAATGCTGTAGTTGATGCTGTTGGTGTTGATGGCCCAACAGTAGCCCAAACCGAGCCAGAATAATATTGAACAATGTTGGAATCAGACAAGTAACAAAGTTGGCCTTCGGCTAAAACTTTTTCGCCTGCACCACCAAAACCAGCATCACGGGTCGTTGAATTTGTAAAGACTGGCACGCCCGTGCCTGCACTTAAATTCATGTCGGCGGCGGTCAAAACTTCGCCAGCGGTGAAAAGAGGAACTGTTATTTGTTCGTTTGGCATAATTTGTATCCTAGGTTATCCAAGCACATTGTCTGCGTCAATGACCCCGTACACCGCATCATTCAAAATCAGTTCATAAACCACGACAGTTGGACTAGTAAAATAGGCTACGCGGTGGCCTGATTGATAGTCAATGTAATGTTCTATTCCTTCAACCGATAGTTCTTGTGCCAGGCTGGTTGTTGTCACGCCTGTTGGAAAAGTCTTTTCCACCGTGATTGTGTCACCAATTTCCACGACAGCCAAAGTGTCTTTTTGCGCTGTGGTCAATGCCAGGAATGGGGTTTCAACTGATGTGAACCGTGGTTCGGGTTGTGGAAAAAGTTGGTATGCCGCGGCCGTGTCAATTTCGCCTTGGGTGTGTAAAAGGCTGTTTCCAATGCTGGCTGTTTGAATAAAGTATTGGGCAATTGATCCCGTGTCTTCTGCGGTGGCTGTAGTGCCGTCTAAACCTGTAAGCACCGCGCGGTTGATTACTGCGTCAGCCTGAAACGAAATTCCACATCCCGTGTATGGGATAGCGGTTCCGTCATCGTGGAAGTCTGCCACTGGCCCTGAAAGGGTGTTGCCAATTCTGTTTTGAAATGTGAAATTACCTTCGCGAGACATAAAGATTCTTCCAAATTCGGCGGTGGTGTTTATTTGTGCAATGTAGGAAAGGGCGTTGGTTCCAGCCGAAACGGTGTAGGCGGCATTATGGCCAAGGTTGACTGTGCCTGTGGCAATGTTTCTTTGTGCTAATGGAAAATCTATTTCAGGCAAACTAAGCACTGTGGAAATGCGTGCGCCCGAAAGTTCCGCTGACACATTTAGTTCGTCTAAAAAGGTTTGTGCCAGCAAATAAAATTGATCAGCGCCATAAACCGTAACACTGTCTAATTCTCCTAAGCCAAAGTTGTAGTCATAATTGACCACATAGCCCGAAAAAAGCAATTCAGGGGTGTTGGTGGAATCGTAACGAATCAGTTTCATTTCACGCATTGGCGCCAAGCCAGGTTGTGAATCAGCGGTGTTGTAGTAAGGGCTGTTTTCGTCAAATGGGTTGAAGATACCGTCCACATCAGTGATATTAAAAGTAATTGTGCCAGCACTGAATTGATCACCAATGTCGCGGCGGCCGCGTTTCACTGCAATGTTTGTTGTTGATTCCAGAACTGATGCAAATTCTGTTGTGCCATTTAAAACAAAATCAGGTGAATCAAGCACACCACGCAACGGGTCATCTAAAGTAAATGCGTCAACTAGAAAGCCTGTTGCAATTTGTAGGTCATAGTTGCCCGAATCTAAAACCGCGTAACCGCTCATGCGATGTTTAGATTCAACGGCCCTGCCGAACGCTGATAGGCGCGCAAAGCATTAAGGATTGATTGCCCAATTTCGGCTGATGTTGCCATGCCGCCGTTTACATTTATGTTGATGTCACCGCCGCCACCCATGCCACTCATTTTAGATAATGGCACTACGGCTTCGGGGCCTGCCTCGCCAATTAAAGCCAGGGTTGGACGGTTCACAATGCCGCCTTCGGCCATTTGTGGAATTCCACCGCTTACAGTTGCCACAATCTTGTTGACTCGCTCCGTGATGACTACATCAATGTTTACTTTTCGTTTCATCTTGGAAGCGATTTCATCCATTTTTTTCATTAACTTCGGTGTCATCAAATCAAGTTCTGCAACCAACCCGTCAACCATTTTTTGCGCTGAATCAACACCGCTTTGATACCACCTAGTTGCCGCGTCTAATCCAACTTTGTCAGCGGCGGCCTGTGCTGATTCCACCAAAGCGTTTGTTTCATCAATTGCCGCTTGGCCACCTTTGACCAGTTCGGATGCAATTTTTGAGCCTGCTTCACTGCCAGCATCCAAAACAAATTGCAACGCATCTTGGGATAAACCACTGGCAAGGGCTGTTTGAAGGTTGGTTGAATAGTCTTCAATGCCTTTGACTTGCTTTCGTAGGCTGTCCAAAAAGCCAGCAAAACCATATTTGCCATCTTCTAGGGCTTTGTTGAAATCCAGCGCGCCCATAACTGCATCGCTAACGCTTGTTGCAAAGTCTGTGAATTCGGTTTTTGCGTCAGCAAGTTTTTCTTTGGCTGTGTCTACCGCTTCGGAAAGTTTGTCTTTTAATGCGCCAGCAAATGATTCAACTTCTTTTTTTGCACCGCCAGCGGCAGGTGGTGTTTCTTGTAATTTTTTGTTAAATTCGGCGGCGGCGTCTCCAGCGCGCATTTGCTGTTGAGATGAAACGCCTAAGGCTTGGTTGTATGCGCCCGTTGTGTCTGTTGTTTTGTTTATCTGATCGGAGATAACGCCAATAAGTTTTCCAAATCTGTACAGCGGATTTAGATACAAAGCAACTGTTTTTACAAAATCAAAGACACTTGCTGTGGCCGTTTTTACTGGGCCAGGCATTTTTTTAAATTCTTGATTTATAGCAATTAAATCATTGGCAAAATTTGCCATGGTTGGAAGTAGTTGTTGTCCTAACTGAATTTGGAAGTTTTTAAACAGCGCGGAAAGTGTGCGTTGGCTGTTCGCTAATCCGTCAGAGGTACGCGCAAAGTCTCCCTGTGCGTCACCCGATTGTTTGTAAATCGCGGATTGTGCTGCCAAAATTTTTTGTTGCGATGTAAGCGCTTTGTTGCCTTTGTAAATGCCAAGTGTTGTTGCTTCGGCTTTAAGGGTTGCGTCATCAAGTAAAATTCCGTAGCGGCGCAAAGGTTCCGATTCGCCGCGCAAGGCCGCGCCAATGGCTATAACGGCTTCTTCGGGGGTGCTGTTGTTGAATGATGCTAGGTCGGTTGCCAGGGTCACAAAATCTGTTGTAAAAAGTCCTAGGTCTTCTCCTGCTAAGCCTGCGGCTTTGCCGAAAGTACCGAACACGCCAGCGGCATTAAGCACATCTTGTTTGGATTGTCCCAGGGATACGGCGGCATCATTGGCAAAATCCTTAACGCTTTTTGATGCTTTGCCAAAGATCACATCAACTTTTGCGGCTGATTCTTCAAAGTCTGATGCGGCTTTGATTGCTGGGGCGATGACAGAAGTGAAAGCGCCAATAGCGGCGGCGGCTGGAAGGATTGCTTTTTGCAACAGGAACATTGACTTTGAACCTGCACCCTCTAGAGTCGCAAATTCAGCCTTTGCCGCGGCAATGCCTTTCGGGTTAAATTCCGAAATTATGGGAATTCTAATTGCCATCAGTTATCAATTTTCTGTTTGTGTCTTCCATTACATCGTTTACCAAGTCAAGCACAGCCAATTGAATTAGCCTGGCATTGCCTTCATAGGCTGGCCACATAACTCGCGATGCATTACCTTCGCCACTTTTAATTAAGTTCTGCACAAATGTGGATTCTCTATTTGTCCGTCCTGCCATGTCATAGATTGACCCCCAACCTGTTTTTTGCACAACAAAGAACGCGCCCACATTGTCGCTTTTGCCTTTGCGTGTGTCAATCTTTGCAACAACACCTTTGGCAACTAAACCACCATCCCAACCGCCTAGGCGTGTGTGCGACCTTGCCATTCCTGAAAGCGGCGCGCTCTTAGGAAAAGCAACTTTGGCTTGCTGGATCACTGGCTTAACAATGTCTTTGTAACGCTTTGTGTATTCTCGGCGCAATTTAGGATTTAGTTTGTTCAATTCTTTTAAGGCGGCCTTTACGCCATAAACCTTGATAGATGCTGTGGTCATCTTTGCCGCCTTTCTTTCCCTTGCTCATTAAGCACGCTAATGACTGTGGAAAGATCGCGTGTGTCAAACTCTATGTGCGGTGGCCACCACCCTACTGAAACCAGCAATTCCGCTAGTTGTTTTCGGTAAGTTCCCCGCCCGTAGGGTTTGGGTTTGTCATGTCCACCGTTTCAATTTCCATGTCGGGGTTTGCTTCAAGCCACAATTTTGGTGTTGCTTCCATTTTGTAGTTTGATCGCTTCAACATAAAATGCGCCCAAAAAACCATGTCCATGATTCCGATTCCTCGGCCGTCTGAAACTTTGCGGTTTTCTGTTTTTTCCCATTCAGCGATACACAGCAAATTGGTTGTGATCGTGACAGGTTCATCACCTGGCGATGGCGTTATTTTTAATTTAAGTTTCACTTGTTTCTCCTTGTGTCGGGCCAAGTGATGGCCGTGATCAACTTACGCTTAGCGCTCCACCCGTAAAAGTCAAATCTACGGTTGACAACTCACCAAGCGCCCCATTAATAACTGGCATTGACTCCAGGTAGCAATTTGCCAGGGTGAACACCTTCGTCACAGCGCCTTCAATGACAGTTGCAACAACTGTTGTTTGTGTGCCAACGATTGATGCCAAAGTTTGATAGGTCTCACTTGCGGCATACGATTGAAAAAGTGTCATCGTACATTCGTTGTTGTACAAACCGCCCGTGAAGGTTCGGCCTGTATCCGCCAGCGTAGTTTTGTCCAGGCTCTCCCTAAGTTGCGTGAACACAATGCCTGTGCATTGATCCACCAACGAAACCGCGTTAACGGTAAGGGCTGATAAATTTGAGAGATAAGTAGTTGTGGCCATAATTTACTCCTTGGTTGTTTTCTTGATCGTAGATGATTTTTTAGGTGTTTCGGTGGATTCTGATTCATAGGCAATAAAGCCGCCGTCAATCAATGCCTGAACATTGATCCCAGGGGTTGGCTCAAAGTAAGCGCCTACCTTGCCTACTTTATTTGACATGATTTTTAATTTCATAATGAACTCGCTTCCATATTGACAATAACTTCATAGCAGGGGTATAACGCACCGCCTATTTCAATTGATGTTGGGCGGCCTTCTGTAATGGCAACATTTGCACCCAATAACTGGGCGGTCATGTTTAAAAGTTTTCTTTGTGCATCAAGATTAAAAGGCCCTGGAACAATTAACTGGATTGGAAAGGTTAATTGAATTCGCTTGTTTTTCATTAACGGTGTCGTAAAGGTGGGGGCGTTTATGAATGCGCAAGCCGCTTGGATGTTTCTTGGATCGGTCACAATTGGAATGGCTGGCGTGATCGTGTTCAGCGTTGTAGCAAGATCATCTAACGCTTTGTTGAGTAAGTCTGTGTAGGCGGTTGGCATTTAAGCAACCTGGGGGCGCGAGATGCCTAGTAACTGTTGCACGATGGCCGACAATGCCATTGGTGGGGCGCTTCCCATTTCGTTAAATGATGCAAAGGTGTCTACAGAACCGCGTTGGCGGTAAAGCGCGCCGCCGTACATCACAGTTCCAAGTTTGACATCTTGTGAAGGTACTGTTCCCAATGCGTCAAAATAGCCGCTTTCCTGTCTGCGTCTAAATGCAAACTGATTACTAGCGGCCGCACAAATCGTTAGGAAGGTTTGATCCGCCGCGGTTGCGGTTGAAAGATACAACCAATCTGCAATGTCGTTAGCGGTGATCCAGGTGCAAACTGGCGCGTAAGTGATTGTTCCAACGGTGGTGAATGTGTAGAGAACATCCGCGCCAGTACATGCAAACAAAACTTGATTCTGCCGTTGCACAAATTCATTGAACATTGGAAACCCAGTTTGGGAATCAATGCCAATGAATTCATGCTCGGGCAAATCCAGCACCGTAAAAGTACCGTTGAAGGGAGAACCTAAACTTGCAACTGTTATTGATTGCCCTACTGCAATTTCATTGTTTTCTAATGTTTGCAGTACGGCGTAGTTATCAATTAGCAGTTTGCTTGTAATGTTGTAAGTAGCCATGGCGGTAAAGCCGCCTTTCTACTAAGCGATTGTAACTGCTTGAATGAACTGGCTTCCTGCAACTGCTGTTGGGTTTTGTGCGTCCTGTGCAAAGGTTGCAAAATATCCGTAGTACGAAAACGTCCTAGCCAAAAGATCAGGAACGTCCACGCTACGCATGCCCTGTTGGGCTTCATACAGCTCTATTGCAGGGCCGTGAACAATCAGCATGGTGTTTGATGCAAGGTTTCCGTCAACAACAAGTTCCAAACCGAGTGGGTTCATTCCCGACCATGAAGTTGCATTGCCAGCGCCAAGGGTGTTCTGACCCATAAGGCCAGGCGCACCAATTGCTGGGAACAATGGGCGCTTGCTGTCATCCAATTGTGCTCCAAGTTTTGCCCATACGTTTGGTGAAACAACCATGTGGGTTGGAAACAAGTTTGTTGTAGTTGAAATGTTTTCTGCACAACCGTAAATTGCATTCATTAATGAAGTTGCATCTCCAGCGGTAACAGTCCAAGTAAAACCTGAAGCCTGCTTCTGTGCAACCAAGTAATCGGCTGCGATGTTGTCGGTTTGCTTCAAGTACTGACCTGCAAGATCATTCAAAATGATGTTCATCGCGGCTGGATCAGTGAAGTCCATTGTTTGCTGTGCAATCTGAATTGATCCTGCTACGGTCTGACGGCTGACGGTGTTTGCGGCAAGAACCATTGTCTGTGAACTGACTGCTGTTCCCTGTGTTGACTGAACACCCGATGAAGTCGGTGTTGTAATACTTGGGCGAGTAAACGAAATTCCAGAACCTTGCGGCATTGCGCGAGTTCCAAAAGCGTTAACTACTGGACGATATTGTAAATTTACGTTCTGAAACAGCGGCCCAAGCACGGGAACTGGCAACAAACCAGGCGTGTCAGAAGTAAGGTCTTGCGATACGGCTTCAATTGCTGACTGATTACGGCGCGCCGCATCATGAAAAGCGGCGTTGACTTTGCGGTATGTGTCTCCGCCAATGTGCATTGCGGCAAGGTATTCGCCTGCCGATGGCATTTTAAATTCGCGTTTTGGTTCTGCAAAAACAACTGGCGATGTTGGGATTGTGGCTTCTACTGGCGTTGATTCTGACATGGTTTTGTTCTCCTGTGGTGAAACTTCTTCTTGAATAATATCTTCTGAATCTTCTTCGTGTGGGATGCTCTCGGGTTCGGTAGCCGCGACATCTGTTATGACTGCCCCTGAAAATGCTGGCCGTCCTGTGACCAAACTGAGTTCAATCCAGTCAGCGGCCTGCACAAGCATTGTGCCATCCTTTTGCATCTTGAATTTAGTTGGATTTACACCAACCGAAACCGAATCAATGACAGAATCAAGGCTTAATTGCAAGGCTTCTTCTGCCCGTGCAGTTTTGCTTAGACGGGCCGAAAACATCATTCCCTCGGGTGTGTTAACGCGCTCGGTGACAATGCCAACGGCCTGTTCAGAATCGTGGTTCAAATAAAGTTTTGGGGCTTTGCCATCAATTGGCAAACTGCCCTCCTCAAAAATAACTTTTGTTCCATCGCTCACAGTCGCGGAAACCCCATAGGGAACGGCCACACC